TTTTTAAGTTCATCTTTTCTTCTAACACAACCACCTTCAGGTGTATTACTTACTTCAATAGCACTAGTAGTGTTTAATGCTTCATCTATTGGATCATAACTAGACATGGTATTCACTATGGATTAAGTACGTCTTGTTGTTTAGTTGGACTGTATACTAATCCATCATCAAATTCAGTGGTAAATTCATTAAATCCAAAATCATCATCAGGATCTATTAATTTATCATCAGCCTCAGTTAATAAATTAACAGCTATACCTGAAACATGTTCTGCAGCAACAGTACTGTCAAATCCTCTCCAAACAATAATTGTAGTCGCATCCTCAACAGTTTTAATCTTCATAATTTCACTGTCTATTATAAATCTATTATCAGCTGCTAATCCAGTAGTTGAATCAAGAGTAATTCTAGTTTCAGATGAAGTTAGATCTTCTTTTAGAGTTGCAACGTTATCATTGTTATAATCTTTAACTGCCTTAGGTGTGGCAACATAACGCACTTGTCTTCTGCCTGATGGTGGCATATCTGTAGAGTAATCAACTTGAACTTTCTTAATAAGTCCATCACTACTATCAGATACAGGACCAAATAGATAGGTTTTTGCAGTAAATTGTAGAGTATAAATTAATGCTGTTCTTGTAGAAAAATCTCCTTCATATTCATCTCTAAATGAAATATTATCTAATACTATTGGAATATCTCTCTTTTCTCCAATAGATTTAATTAAGTTAATTGTTATATTAAATGATGGTTGGAAATATGGTAATATCTGTTCTACGATTTGTAATGCATCATCATTTAACTTTGAAAATATACTTAATTCAAATCCAATATTGTAAGGAACTGGCATAAAGACTTTCTTTATATTTGAACCATCTTTTGCCTTAAATGTTTGAGTTATTCCTGATTTTCTAGTTGGGTCATATGAAATAGTAGTCATTTCAAATGACATTCTTGGTAGAGTTATTGCAACTGCTTTTGTTAAACTAGCTTGTTCTCTGATTTTCGCAAAGAACTTTTGTTGTGGACCATAAGCAAGACCTACTTTTGTATCATCAAGAGTTGTATCATCTCTATTCTCATGCTTAATATAAATTTGATTAAAGAGAGTACCAAAACCAATAATGGTTTTTCTCATAATTTCATGATAATAATAAGTGCCTAACATAAATTAATAATCTCCAAATGGGTTGCCTTCTGAAAAGTCAAGTAAGTTATCTGCTTCTAATTCAATTTCAGCATTAGAATCATATTGATCATCAACGCTATCTGAACTGTAAGATAGGCATACATATCTAGCAGAACTGATACCTCCAACAATTTCTTCACCTGGAGTAAACGCTCCACTATTAAGAGAAACTTTCAGTTCAACTGGTGGATTAACATCATCAACAGTTGTAAGTATCTTAAAGTCTCTAACGAATGCTTCTGTACCAGAAAGTTGACCAGTTACTACTTCGTTATATATGTAAGTTCCAATTCCAGTACTACTTATACCAGAGAATGTAACTGTAGGATTAGCAGTATATCCAGCACCAGCATTAGTAAACTGTATTTCCTGTATAATGCCTAGACTGTCTATAATTGGTACACCAGTTGCTGTTGTATTACCTACACCAGAAGGAGGGTCACTAAATGTTAACGTAGGAGTTCCTGTATAACCTCTACCTCTTTGAGATATAACAATAGTAGAGATACCAGCATTAACAACACCCACTGTAACAGCAGCACCTACTCCATTACCACCAGTTAATAAAACTAATGGTGGATTATCTGCACTATATCCACTACCTGGATTAACCAATCTAACTTCTTTCACCGATTTAATCTTACCGATGGTTGTTGTTATTGCCACAGCAGTAGCTTGTACTCCTGAAGCAATTAGAGGTGCAGATATTTCAACTTCAGGTGTAGCAGTATATCCTGAACCATCATTTATTAAATCTATAAATCCAATCATTCCAGTTGTTCCTGTTGATCCAACACCAACAGCAGTGGTAGCAGCTCCAACTAATTGTACTGTAGTAGTATATCCTTCATCTTCTAGAGCACTATCAATTTCATTAATAGTAGTATCAATCTGTTCATTTTCATATTCATAAAGTTCACAACTTAGTTCATAAACATAATTTCTACCTAATTGATAAAAAGGTTTTTCACCTTCAACTCTTTTAATTTCAAATAATCTTTCTCCAAGAGGGAAATATATTAAATCTCCTTCTTTTGGTCGTGCTACTAAATCTTCAAAAGTCCAATCTGTATTATATCCTTCTTCAATTCCTGATCTCATACCCTCCAACCAAGGAGCAATAAAATCTTCATATCTTTCTCTTGAAATGGTAAGACTAACTTCATTGGTCAATCTTAAACCAAACTTGGTCATCAAATCTGCACCAGGATTATATCCCTCATAATTATTTAAATATGCTTCAATTAAAAAAGAGTCATCAAATTTAGATGACTGAACTTCTCTAATAATATTATCAGTTTTAAATACTTTTCTAGGAAGATAATATACTTCTACTCCATAGGTCTGCAATTGTTCATTGATCAGATCTTGAACTAAAAACTGTTCGTTTTGAGAACCCTGTAAAAAATATGGATTTAATCCCATTGCTTATTAACCTATCAAATCAAGAGGTGGTACTTCATACTCGGATGACATCTTAGAAATTATTGATTCTAAATCTCTTTCAGCATCATCGTATAATTGTCTTCCATTTAATTCAATTCCACCAGGAAGTTTAACTCCTTGAAACTTAATTAAATTTTGTCCCCACTGTCTTTTAATAAGAGCAGTCAGATAGTTTTTTATGAAAGGGTCGTTAAAAACACCTGTAAATTCAGTTGGATCTAATGCTCTATAACAGTCAACAATAATATAGTTATCTTTAACTGAAGAACCCCAATCAATATCCAAATATAATCTATCTTGTCTTTGATTAAATCTTATCTGCTTATCTGTAGTTAACATCATATCAATATCTTGAAGATATGATTTTGTCATAGCATAACTCAAAAGACCATTATATCCAAGATTAAATGCAACATCATTTAAAAATAATTGATACTTAATACTAAACATTCCACCAGAAATGGTACTTGCATCAAATTTAAATATTTTTTCTATACCAACAACAGAATCTGGAATTTGTATAAAATTGGAAGTTTCATACCACTTACTAGTGATTGGATCAGCTAATCCACTTATACTTGTAGAAGTAGCAGTTGTAGTTACAATACCAACTGTATTAGTACTACCATCCTCATTAGTCGCCTGTCCTCTATCAATATCCTCCTGAGTAATTTGATGTTTAAGATACATTCTTTCAACACCATTATAACAACGCTCCTGAAAAAGTTGAAGAGCATCGTCATAAGCATCATCTATTTGTTCATCTGATACATTAATCTCCAATACTGGAGCACCTAATCTTCTGAGACAAAAATCTTTTAATTCTTGTTTAGTGGTTGGTTTTGCCATTAATACGATCCTCCATCTATTCCACCTGTAGCAGTTATAACACCACTTAAAACAGCACCAGAACCTTCAAAGAATCTATTGGTAAATACATCATCAGTGAAGGTAGTACCAGCACCAAGAGTTTCTATACGACGAGCACCATCATAGAAGACTTCTACTGATCCATCATCATTAGCGATAATACTATCTTCACCAGATTTTGCTTGAAGATATATGTTACCACCATCATCATCATTTACATTATTTCTAATATATAGATTTCCTGTATTATTATCAAGATATGAATAATCACCATTATGATACAATTCCATATCAAGACCAGTACCAATCAGAATCTTAACATCATCAACTAATTTTAGTGCATCAGCAGATTTGTCCCAATATAAAGCATTTGCTCCACCATTACCATGAAACTCTACATCTTCTTTAAATGTAGTTATACCTGATAAAAATAACCTATCGAGTGTTGATCCTCCAGAAATATTCGCACTACCGTTAGCATCAATTGCTGAAGTAAATGTAGATACACCTGCAGTTACAACTATTCCACCTGTAGTTACTCTGACTCCTTTACCAGCAGTTACAATACCAACAGAATCTACATTAGTTACATCTTCGTAAGTAAGAGTTCCTGCTATAGAGACATTCCCATCAAACTGAGCATTTCCAACAAAGGTTGAAAGACCAGTTATTTTAAGACTATTACCAGTAATATTATCTAATACTAAATCATCGGATAGATATAAATCTCCACCAACATAAACATCTCCACTGAAAGTAGATACTCCAACAAACGTGGAAACACCAGATACATTTAGATTATCAAGTTCACTATGACCATTAACATCTAATCCAGTTAATGTTCCAAGTGATGTGATGTTAGGTTGTGCAGCTGTATTAACTGTACCTGCTAAGTTACCAGTAAATGTAGTTGCTGTAATAGCACCAGACACATTTACATCATCAAGTTCAGTAAAACCATCAACATCCAAGTTACCATTCGCATCTATGGCACCAGCAAATGTTGATACACCAGATACATTTACATTATCTAACTCAGTATGCCCAACTACATTTAAACCTACACCACCAGAAACATCTAAACCCCCATTCATATCAACTGCAGGAGTAAATGTTGCTACACCAGTTGCAACATTAAGACCTAAGTTAAAAGTAGAAACTGAATTAAATATAGATGCTCCAACAAAGGTTGAAATTCCAGTTACCTGTAAATCAGTAAACGTATTGGGTGCATTACTAATTGCAGATTCTATAGTTGCTGTTGTTGTGGCATCCAGAGATGCGATATTCTGTAATTGTCTATCAGCATTAACTATTGTAGTTTCGCCAATTGCAATTGATTCAGTAGCAACAAGAGTAGGTGCAGTTGTTACTCCACTAAAATTTACTTCACCAAAATCTACGTGAGAAGTAAATGTACTAATTCCTTGTACATTTATACCTGCTGCAATATCATTTCCTAAGTTATATTTTTGTGTTACCCTATCCCAGATTAAAAGATACCCAGTTGCTCCAGTTTCATCTTTTCTTGTAGAGTTAACATCCACCAAGTTGTTAACACGAGTTGGTGGTGCAGAGGCATTTGCTAATACCCTAATTATATTTTGTGAACCTATTCTGTCGTTTATAGTTGGCATTACCTTGTTACTCCACCTCTGACTAGTGCTGACCCCTCAACTGCTTTATATGTTCCCCCTTCGGGTGTGGTTATTTGTACATCATATACGTACCTTCCAGGCTTTATATCTACAGTTTGATAAGCAAGCATTGAAATGGATATAACTCCATTTTCTGGTTGTGTAAGTGTAGTAGCAAAAGATACCTGAGTTGAACTAGAGGAGTGCTTTCTCAACATTGCTGATGTGCCAGCTCCTACTAAATCCAGATATCCATTAGTCCTAGTATCCTCTAATTGAAAGGATGTATCAAAATCAAAACCTTGTTCAATTACTATATTGGATACATATACTGCCATTATTAATCAATATATTTTTAAATATTTATAATCTTTTATTTAACACTTCATATAAAAGAGATTTTATTTCATCAATATCAGACCGTAGACGTTTAATCTCCTCTTCTTCAGTTAATTTTTTGTTTTTTAACTGAAGATATTGGCGATACCCTTGGTTATCATGATTTATAATAGCACCAGAATCTTCATCTCTATAAAGATTCTTATGCCCTTCAACTGGTATCATTATGCTAAAGCAATTACTCTTAAATCTTGGAATCTAGGAGGATCTGCTTCATTTGTTCCACTTATAACAATTTTAATTTGGAATCCAGTAAATTCATCTAAATTATTAGCAGTAAATTCATAATCTAAGAATTGATTTTCTTTACTTGCAATAACAGGTACATCTGGTTTTCCACTATTCTTACCAGGATCAATGACTTGTTTTTCAATATCTAAATCTCTTAGATTATCAAATCCAGGGAATAAATCATATGTTTGTTCAACTTCAGAAGAATCTGGTTTGAATAGTCTATAAAGAACTCTAAAGTCTGATGTTGGTCCTCTGTAAGCACCAACTAAAACTTTTAATGAAGTTGATGGATTTGCTAAATTAACTCTTTGTGAAATGTAACAGGCAGCATGTGGATCTCCTGTAATCTGCCTTACTCTACTATCTACAGTGTAGTCAGATACTGGATTATTTAATCTATTTCTTAAGAACCAGAGTGATCCATTCATAGTATCAACAACTGGCGATAAGTTAGAATCGGCACTAGTTAATGATGCTACTAAAGTAACAGATTTATTTCTAGGCAGATTCTGCAATCTAAGTTGCTCATCAACTTCTGAACAAAGAAGACGAGGTGAAGATAATCTATTCAGTTCATTAAATTCAACACTGGTGTATCCCATGTCATTGAATGATGCTTCAGATCCTCCTTCACTTGTTCCTGATACTGATCTTAATTGTGCAGTAATACCTGTACCAGATCCAGGAGTTAATACATTAAATGATGGCATAAATGCATCATATTGGAAATTCTTAGAGACCAATGCAGACGATCCACCACCAAATCCTTCATCAGTAAAACTTAACTGATTTATACCAGTAGATCTATCGGGTAGATTTGTTCTTCCTGTTCTCTTTGCTTCCAAGAAGTAAGAGTCAATTGTTTTATTTGCATTTAATGTAGCATTAGTTGGCATATCATGAACAGTATTGATACCTACTAAAGAAATACCATTAAGTTCATATTTAAAGACCTGATCACCTATTGTATGAGTACTTTGAGAAGTACCACCAAATGCTCTTGTTCCTATAGTTAAACCATCGGTAGTTATAGCACTATAATATATAATCTCATCTCCAACCTTTACATAACCTTTAGTTGTTGCTATTCCTTCTGATGTAGTAAACGTTGAAGTATTACCAGCACCAACAGTAATTGATGTGCCATCAGAGGCTAAATCAGCAGTCAAATTAACTGGAATAGTATTTGGTGCAAGATTTTTAACACTAACTCTATTACTTGTAGAAACCATACTGTGGTTGTATTGGTTAACCTCAAATACATTACCACTATAAAGATCACTAACAACTGCAGAACTTGCTATTACTGTAGTTCCCACACCAACTGAATAAGTTCCATCTGGTCTTTCAACTATTAACTCATTACCATTCGTAAATGATTCACCTTGAACATCAGTTAGATATAATACATTTAAATGATGATTGGCAGTAACAGTTAGTGTAGCATCTGAACCTTTCTTATCAGTGCCTAAACTCTCAGTCGTAAATCCAATAACATCACCAACAACATAACCAGTTCCATTTGTAGTAATAACTGCATTATCTACACCACCACTAGCATTTGTTGTAACAACACCTATAGCACCAGATCCTTGACCAGATATATTGTACATAGGTACGCCAGTGTATGTTGAACTTGGTTTAAATCCAGTTCCAACGCCACTAAGACTCACAGATGCAATATCACCACCAACTTGTTCAAAGTATCCATTTGCGTCTGCAGGAACACCTGATCCAGAACCACCACCCCAAGCACTAAATCTAGTTTGTGGTTTGAAATCAGCAATTGCCATAGGTGCATCAACATCAACATTAGAGAATCCTACACGCAACTTTCTTGGATATGTTTTTATAGGATTACTTTGAGGCATTTCTAATATCTGCTTCATATTTGATCCTAATGCAGAATTATAAAATGTTAAATCAGCATTTGTGTTTTTGATAAATGAACACTTATACAGACTAAATTTAAGATCTTCAAATTGACTTGGTGACCAAATAGTTCCGTTTTGAGACTTAAATAAACTTCCACCAAGATATTGTTTACTAATTATTGCCTGACTTCCTTCACCAAGAGCAACAGTTTCTATGGTTGCCTCACCCATTCTAGCAACCCACAACTTATACTTCGTAGTACTTGGTGCTAAAATAACTACTGCATATTCCTTACGTGCTTCCAAATAAATTGGAGAAGGGAATGTAACTCTTGTTGGAAGAGAAGCATCTGTCGAAGTTTTAATAATAGAATCTCCATTAGCATCTAATTGAGAAGGATCTAAATCAACTTCAGAATAATCTGCCACTAGTTGATTAGTTGGTGTTCCTAATTGAACATCTCTTATTTGAATAGTTATTTTTTGTACAGGATCCTTTTCAGCAAAATATAAATCTAATTCTGATAAGAAAGCACCTGTTTCATCAACAGTAAACGATTGTGCCAATGGATCATCATATTCTGGTTCTGGTCTTGGACGTTCCCTAATGATGGTTGTAGTCCTTGTATAGGTGTCTACAATACCATTAGTAGTATATGTTTCTTGACCACGAGTTATACCTGCTGAAGTATCTTCATCTCCAGGTAATGGATTAGCATTTGTCTCACTAGATGTTAATCTAAAGGTTTTTGCTCCATTTTCAAATCTCAATCCTGGTGTACTACCCCAAATTAAAGTATCACCAGCATATGGATTTCTAATAAAGAATGAACCCAATACATTTCCAAGATTATCAGCAATTAGTCTAATATTAGAAATTGTAGCAATTGCACCGCTAGATTTTCCAACTAGTTTTAATCCAGTTTGAACTCTTCCATAATACGATCCTTGAGCATCTTTTGCTAAAGCATTAGTATCAACATTTAAAATAGTAGAAGATTCGGTATAAGCGGATGAAAGATTAACAGAAGTATCATATGGATTAGTCGTAAATGTAGTATCTGGACTATTATAAGAACCACTTCTATGATTTGCTTGAGCAGTTCTAAAGGTTATTAGACTAGTACCATCAGATAAAGTTCCCTCAACTTCTTCTCCAACCACAAATGACCCAGAAGTCATTGTAATTTCAAGTAGTTTTGGAATTATATCAACATTAGATCTTCCAGCAAAGAATGGGTAATATCTTGTATTTGGTTTTAATCCGAATGTATTAAATGCAACATTTCGGGATCTCATGAATGTATCAGCTACACTACTTGTTAAAACAACATCTAAAGTTGTTCCTGCTGTATCACCAAGAGTAGTAACTTCTTCGTCAATATTTTCAGTCCTAACCCAAGTATCTGAGGATGGATTTAGTTTCATCCTACCTCTGAAAACCACTACCTCAAATGGATTAACGTTCTCAATTCTACTTGCGAATGTATTTTGAATCCAAGAAATTGAATCATACTTTAATGTAATTAAATCACCAGTTTTTTGACAATTAGAATCTAATAAATCTAAATTGGTACTAAAATCTGCAGTCCCATAATTAATTGATGGATTTAAACCCAATTCTGGAGAGTTAGTCCACTTATTCAATGGAACAACCATTTCATCAGTATTAGTATCAATATCAACTCGACAATCTAAATTAGATCTATCCATTCTAAGAGTATCTTTGAAGTCATCTACAAAGAATCCAGACTTGAATCTATCACCAGTAGCGTCTCTAACTTGTAAAGACTTAGTGCCAAGTTCAAGCATAGTTAAACTTGTAACTATTTCTAAATTTGTTACTCTCTTATCAATTTTTCCAATATCTCTCATTGTATATCTCTTATTATCGATAAGAGATATTTTTGCATCTTTTGGATTATACAAATATGCAGGTAAATGAATTGTTGCAACATGCATTGCATCATCAATTAATAAAGGTTCTTTAGGTGATAAGTTTGGAACACCTTTAATTAATGAATATACTCCTAAATTTTCTTCTCCAGGAGTAAGAACTAACTTATCAATTCTTGGTAAATACCAACTATATCCTAAAGTAGAATCAGCTTCAGGTGATACAACTAAAGTTGATGTTGCACCACTATTACTAAAATCTCTACTTGTAAATGCAAATGGTGATTTATTTGTATCAGTAAATTCAGATACTCTTGGTCTAAAATCAAGTGTATCAGTTGCTCTTACACCATTACCTAAAGTAGGAATATCATAGGTGTATCTATCTTTAGTATATGAATTAGCAGTAAATACATCTCCAGTATCACTAGATGGGACAGTAAAATTATCATAGATTACCAATAACTCTCTAGATGGTGCTGCAAGATTTCTCTTTCTTACCAATCGTGAATAGTCATAAAACTGTTCTCTTTGACCCTTATCTAAAGTATACCTATTTGTTATATTTAAATAATTACCTAAAGTTACATTTTGTAAAGTAGTAGAAATATTAGATTCGTCAAAAGTAATTATTTCTCCAAGAATAAATTTATTAGCATTTAAATATGCTATTCCAATTGTAGTTGCATTATCTCTTGATACAATTTGAGCAACAGCATTACTCTCACTACCAGTAACCTTTTCTCCAACTACTGAATTTACATCTAATCCAAGTCCAGAAATAAAGACCAATTTATCTAATGTAGGACTTGTTGTATCCTTAGATTCAAGAACAGAAACAACATTACATACATCAGGAACATTCAAAGATATTTCTTTATCTTGTACTCTTAATCCATAGAAATTACTAGTTGTTAATCCACTAATATTAGTACTAATACCTGAAGATTTATTAACAACAAGTTGAGTACTTCTATTAAATTCTTTAAGTTTATCTTTAATTGATTGTTTTTCTATAGTAACATTAACGGTACATGCAGTATTACTTAAACCATTGAAAGTAACTCTACTACCATTTTGTTGTCTAGTAAATTGATCACTTGTTAAATTCTCTATACTTCCATCACTATAACTAATTGAATATTTTTGAGTATCAAAGTTACTAAAAAATGCACTAGTTATTCCAGTTATATCCGTAACATTAACAACTAATGAACCACTGGATGGAGTTTTATTTAATACTTGAGCAGATATTTCTAATTCTGAAGATGATAAATCAACCGCAGAAACATTAGGTATATCTAATACAGAATAAAGACCAGACTCTTGATTATCTATTATCTGAGGTCTTACTATAGAAAGAGCAACTCCTGTAGAAACTCCTACAAATCCAGTTGTAATTCCAACTACTTCAGGAACTCCTGCTACAGTTAATGTCTTTTTATCTGGAGAGACATCAGTAACTTTATTGAGGTTTGGTGAAGTATATGCAACACCTGCAACAGGACTTGCTGTATACTTAACTATTGATCCTACTTTAATATCATTAAAAGTATTTCCTGGCGACACTATAGTACCACTCATAGCTTTATGAACACCAGTACCAGTAGGATCTACATTAACTGTAGCATTTGCAGCCCATCCTGGAACAGAAGATTCTCTTAAAACAGTATTAGCAGAGAAATCAGCAGCAATTCCTGTAAATGAACTAGAATCCTGATATACAGATTTTATATCATTTGTTTCATACTGTCTAACAGCAGTAATAGATCTACTAAATTCTTCTTTTTCATTAATTAAAATTCTTTCTCCAACAAGAAATGTTCCTGAAGTTTGTGACAATTTAAGAGCAGTTGTTCCACTTGCTGCAACTTGTAAATATCCTGTAGCATCACTACTAACACCACGAACAAATGTACCAATAGGAGCCTGATTGGCATTTAATGATACTCCAATTGTTAATGTAGTATATGTTTGAACATCAAATAAATATAAATCCCATTCACTAGCAGCATTTTGATATGGAGTATTTCTAAGTCCAAATGAATATACTCTCGCAACACCAATTTCTGTGCCAGATGCTGATGTAGGACTTGTTCCATCCTGTTTCACATCACTTTGCAATTTAACTAAATTAGTAGCATTATTTAAACCAACAAAAGGTGTTCCACTTACATTATCAACCCTAATTAAAGAACCTAGTTCATAATCAAGTTTTGCAGATTCTGCAGATTCGGTATCTCTAGGTTTGTCAAAATCTAAAATTTCACCACCTGGTCTAACAACACGATACCCTTTAACGTATGCTGTTATAGGATCAATATCAACACAACCCAAACCTTCACTTGGAACATTTCCTTGTTCAGTAATTTGATTTGATTTGTAAACACCATCACTAGTTATTAAATCATTTAAAGAATTTAATACATTAAGTCTAGCATTACCTAATGAATAATTTCCAGATTCTTCATAAGTTCTTGCTGCAAAATACTTATTAATTTCGTTATATATTGAAAAATCTTGTACTTTCTTTAATTCACCTTCCCTAAGTTTAATTATTTCAATGAAATTAGTATCGTTAAAATCTGTAAGAGATTTTTTTGCTAGTGTAGTAGTAATTTTTAATCTATCTGCACCTGGAGCAGCATAGTTAGAGAATCCCCTAGCATTATCATATAATTGTGGATCATCTTTTGCAGTAACAATAGTTTCTAAAATATTTAATCCAACTCTATAACTTGGAGTATTATCATATGGATCTAGAATTATAGTATCTGCAGCAACATCTACAAAAGTTCCTCTAATAAAATAAACTCCAGCAGACATTTTAACTGCACTACCAACTGCAGTTGCACTAGATTCTATTAAATTAGCTACACTATCCCCACTACTAATAGTAGTATTTCCATAAACAATATCTTCTTCAGCAAGTAAAGGTTCACCATCACTTAAACCTTGATCAACATTATTATTATCCGCAGTTAAATACTTAACAAAAAGAGTTAAGTCTGTAATATCATCAGAATCCGATACTAATTTACAATCATTAACTAAAACTTTTACCCCAGAATTTTGCCCTTTTAGTTCTTTTCCTTTTAATTCTTTAACATATAAAGAAACTGGAAGACCAAGATGTTCTGAATCCAACTTAACAGCATAATATTTGTCATCATATATTACACTTCCAGGAATGACTAATGATCCTTCCTTGAATATATGAGTTCCAAATGAATCTATTTGATTCTGTAGGATTGATTGGAGAGTTGTTAGTTCTCGTGCTTGGACAGGTCTTCCTGGTCTAAATAAAACCTTGTAAAAATTATCTGCCGTGTCAAAGTCATCATAATATGGACTTATATCTAAATTAGTTTTCTGTAATGACATGTTTTAAAATTCCAGGATAACCTTGATGTCTTCTTTTTGTCTTGCATCTCTACTGATTAATGGTCTATTATCCAGATAGATTATATCACCCGACTCATTATTTATCTCAGAACTAGCGATGCCATCTGTAAATTCAGCACCTAGTTCAACAATTTTATTTCCAGTAGGATTAGTAGTAATTCCAGAGAAAATTGTATTAATTCCAACAGACCATCCACTACCACCTTCTTGCTTAACAAGTTCGGTAGCAGATGATTGGAAATTATAAATTGATCCTGAAGAATTAGCTAATTCTGTAATACCACTTCTATCAGTTTGATCTCCAGTTGATTGGTTGAAATATAAAGATCTATCTTGATAATACTTTATAACAGCAATCTTTGGAGTATCTTCCGATATAATATCATAAGATACAACATATGCTCTTGCTTGACCCACTGTAGTATCACCAGATTTAATATCTTGGGTCATAATATCCCCAACATTAATAGTGGTAGCAGATGGAAAATCATCCAAATACAATGAAGATACTGAAGAAAATTGATTTTCAGTAAATAACTGTGTAGATCCAATAGATGTTGGATTTTTTACAATACCAATTTGAGCAAATTTAGTATCAATTGGAAAATCCTTTGTAGAATCATCAAATCTAGCATATACTAAAATTCTATCTGCACCCAATTCCTTATATAAATCATACCCATGACCTTTTGATGGTGGTATAATTGGAATTAATTTTGCAGGAGTAGCTCCACTTAATGCGGAAGATGAAATACTACTTAAATCAACCATTCCATAAGTATATCCTTTACCACCTACAGAAACTTGTGTTTTAGTTATTTTAGTATTAACAACATCAACAACAACTTTACCACCTGATCCGTCACCAACAATATTAAATTCTTGACCAGTGCTACCAGCATATCCATTGCCTTGATCTGCAATGAATACATTTTTAATTTGGTTGTTATTTACATCAGAATTACCATTATCTCTAACTGCTGTTATTTGAGCGTTAGTAGATGATGACCAATCATTAGGAAGAGGTACAAATTCAGTTGCATCAAACTTTATAATATCACTTGGAGCGACTGTAAATAGATACTTCCAAATATAACCATCATCAGTATCACCAGATGCTCTGGTTGGTTCTAATCCTGTAAATGTTGGTTCATTCTGAGATCTACTTCCTTCAGTGTTAATTCCACTTGATCCATTTTGAATACAAACATAAACATTAAAATCTTTATTAATTACAAAATAATTAGCATCATATAACCTAGCAGAATCAGTTACAGGAGACTGATTAGTAGAACTATAATCCTGACGATATATTTCATACCTAGTTCCACTAGCCCAACTTACTTTTCTAATAACTCTTCGTATATTATCCGTACTAATCTTTTTACCAAAGACCATCGTATCTTTAGAATGATTTAAATAATTAATATCATCAGTTGGATTTGGTGGACTAGAATTCCAAGCACTATCACTAGTTGCTCTACCAAATGCTGGAGTTGTACCACTAAGAGTAATACCTGGATTTGATAGACCTACAAACACATAATAAGAATTTGAGGTGTCATTAACATCCCCCAAAAAATTACTAGCATTATTAATTCTAAATTGATCTGTTACAATAGCCGCCATTTTCTATAGCTTTTTTTCTTTATTTATACTAATTTATGCAGGATCATTTAATGCACCAGTATTTCTAATACCAACATTCCTTCTTTGGACTCTTGGGAAGGTTGTTAATCCTACGTTAACAGTCTTAGAGGTTACTCCAATTGATATTGGATTAGAACTTCTACTGATTCCTGATAATCTACCCCAAGAGAAATTACCAGATCCTTCACCAGTTGTTCCTATACCTATTATGCTAGTTGAATTTGAATCAACATCTGCAATAAAGTCTGCCCTATTTGAAGATCTATTAATAGATCTAACATAATATATATTATCCAAATATGTGGTACCAATTCCCACAACTGCAGCATTGCCGCCAGGTGCAGTTCCATCTATAGATGTCACTCCAGTTCCAATTGAAGTATTATAAACATAAATTGGATACCCATTTACTAAAGTTGTAAAATCACCAGAGTCTTTCTCAAGGAAGAACTTAAGTGCTAAAGTTCCTGTACCACCACTTCCAAATGCTGTTGATATTCCAGTAACTATTCCAGAGAACCCTTGAATAGCAGCAGGTGCAATATTAGTAACAGTTTCTTTAGGAAGCACTGGAAGAGGAGCAATAACTTCAGGTTCTTGTCCACTAACATATCCAAGACCAGGATTTGTAATATGGATTGAAGCAATAGATCCATTTGTTATTGTGGCAGTAGCAGTAGCAGTAGTTCCTACACCTGCAGCAATCTTTATTCTTGGTGCAGATAGTGATACTGGAACTGTAGTAGTACTAAATCCACTTCCACCACTAACAATTGTAATAGAACTAACAGTACCACCAGCAGAAACATTAGCAGTAAGTGCAGCTCCTGTTAATGTTTGATTCTCATTAACTATAAATGCTCCAATATTTTTATTCTCATAATCAAATAATTCAGTAGAATCTAAGAAGATTTCTGTATCTGTAGTTGTTAGATCACCAATTATTCTTGCATTAGGGAATACTAATGGTTCAATAGAAGGTCTTGATTTAGAAACAATACTACCGTTGATAGTCTTATCAACTTTTTGCTTTAACCAAGTTAATGGTCTAAGGGTATCTTCATCAATACCTCTACCAAAGTATAAATTAGTTTCAACTTGATCTGAAGTTGATATTCCACTAATTGTTCTTCTGTCCTGATTAACACTTCCAGTAAGATAATTCTTCTTATTAACTTCTACATCATCACCAGATTTTAATGTTTCAACAACATCAGTGAAAGTAACATCTACACCATTAGTTCCTTTGTAGAAGAAAATAGCTACGTCATCATATTGGTCAGGTGCTTCAGTAAATATAAAACTAGTTCCTCCCCCAAAGATATATGCTTCACCTGGAACTTGTAAAACACCATTAACAAAGATCAATAAAAGTGCTTCTAAGTCTATGGAAGCATCATCACCTCTTTGGAATGATACTAATTCTCCATCAAAGTTTAATGGGAATCTTTTTCTAACTCCATCTTGAAGTTTAGCAATATCATCAATATAATCAAATTCTCCAACATTCCAAGAAGAGAATGTGTCTGTAAAGACTTGATTAACACTAAATTCTAAAGGTGTTAAAAGAGAAGAGAAATATCTATCAGTTACTATTCCAAGAGGTACGAAAGTATCTCCCTTTCTAAATCCAAATCCAGATCTAGATATACCAAAATCTTTAACTTCATAAGAAATAGAACCTATTCCAGTTGTAGAACTGGCACCAACTTTAAGATCTAATCTAAGTGCAGTTCCTGTTTCTGTGGTTGACCCTAATCCCAATCTTGTCAATCCTTGAATATCAAGATTTTCATATGCAGGAGATGGTGTTAAAATTCTTGGATTAACATATCCAGCACCACCATCACTAATAGTCATCTTTAATCCACCACCACTATGAGCAGGTGATTTACCAACATTTAAAGTGAATGAAGTTGTAGTACCTACAGATTCAACACCTATTGTTGCCTTATATGCAGGATCAGATCCTGGATTTTCTTTATTCTGTCTAGGATATGAGTGGTTACTAGTATTATTATCCTGATCACATGTAAATGTAAATGCATTTGTAGAAATTGCTACAACATTATTAGCTTTTAGTATACCTGAAGAAGCTGCTGATACAAATGTATGATCTTTTGTATTAGTTGAAGGTACTGAATCTAAAACTTGAATTGCGAACGTATTAACAGTTGTGCTTGCAATTGATACCCACTTATTAAAAATTGGATCCGTTGATCTTGGGTATGGATGTTGAGTTTGATTACCATCAAGTTCACACGTGAATGTTAAAGAGTTTTCCTCAATCTTAACATAGTTTCCAACAAAGTACCCATGATTACTGGCAGTTGTAATTGTTATAATACCAACTGTTGGATTATATACAGCAGCTGTTGCTGTTTGGAAACCAGCAGCACTCATACCATGAGCATTATCTACAGTAACTGTTAGAATACCACTTACTGGATCATATGCATTACCCAATCCACCTATTGAATATGGACTATAATAAGTTGTATCATCAACTAATATAGAACTTGATAGACCACTTACATAAGTATGGGCATTTCCCTGTATAACAGTAGCAGTTATAACAGCACCAGTACCTCCACCACCAGCAGATCCAACACCAACTGTAATAGAATCCGAAGTCGCAGTCTTAATATTCAACCATTCACCATTAGCTTCATCAGTTAAACGTGGATAATATTGTGTGCTTTGGAAATAATCACTAGAGCACTTAAATGCCATAGAAGTAGTTGCAATACCAACAGTATTTGCAGATCTCTTAATAGAATTTGGAAGTGCACTTACCCAAGCATGTGTAGTAGTATTTGAAGAAGGAGTATATTCAAGAACATTTATTTCAAAGGTATCACCACCACTTACTGCTGTAATAGGAACCCATCTATCAGACATATAATCTGTAGATCTTGGATAAGGGTGATTAGATGCATTACTATCTTCAGCACAGGTGAATGTTAGTCCACCATCAGTGATATTGACTATTTGACCAACTGCAAGTGCTGGACTTGGTGATGCAGTTAATTTAACAGTTAATATACCTACAGTTCCATCATAGAAAGTTCCAGTAGTTGCTGTATATGAATCTGATGTTATAAGTCCATGACTATCTTTAATTAATGTTAATTGTCCACTGTCAGACTTAAAGGTTGCATCCGTAGGTGTAAATGTTGCATACGCACCAATACCATTAGGATTAACTGTAATTGAATTAACACCAGCACTTATAAATCTATGCTCATAAGCTACGTCTGTTACCCCAATAGAAACACTACCTTCAAAACTATATCCAGATCCTTGGAAATCAGTAGAACCAATTCCAACACCAGTAATAGTTCCTACAGTGTTAGTAACAGCAGTTGAAGAAGCACCAACTAAAGGAGCAATACCAAGACCACCACTAGAACCAATTGATACAATTTGCCCAGATCTTGGTAGTTGGTTTTGATTTATCATATCATCACGAACAACAAGTGCACCATTTGTGGAGGTAATTCCACTAAAGACGAAACTAGTAACTCCTACTGTGCTATTTTCTATAAAATCATAATTATTAAGTGGATTTTGTTCGGTAGTTGGTCTCTGGAACATTCCATTTACTGTGAGGAAAGTACTTCCTGTAGTAATACCTGCAGTATTAATGCCACTAACCAGAGTTGTAAAGGTTTGAGCAATTCCAGTAAATTCATTTGATATATCATCATATATCTTATTAAGACGATAATCTTGTCTTAAATAAACTCTACCACTAAAGGATGATCTACCTGTATCACGATTAGATCTATCTTTTGATGTATCGTTTGAACCTCTTGGTGCCTCACTAAAGTAAATTCTTTCACCAACAATATTATATCCACCCTTATACAATCTAACAGTATCACCATCATCATGAATTGTTGCCGCAGTTCCAACAAAACCTCTTTCAACTTCAATCATCTTCAAAGATCCTGTTTCTGTTATAGGACCTTTGTTTGTTATTCCTAATCCAACATTTTTTACTTTAACAAATTCCTTACCACCTGATCCATTGTCTATTTCTAAGATATCATTAAGAAGTATAGAAGAAATACCAACAAGAGTGATTATATCTGTAGAAACACCTACTTGACCATTTACATTACCCGAAAGTTTGGTCGTAATTGGAGAATATGCTACAGGTGATTGAATTACATTATCTAAAGTAATCAAAGTCTTTGAGTTCTTCTTGAACATCTCAAATCTATGATAGTTACCAGTACCAATTCCCATTGGAGCATTATATGGATAATCAATAAATGTTACTGCTGCCCCTGCTACACCATTTGAATCTCTAGTAAGAGATAGTTGGAAATTATCTGAAGTTGTTAAACTAGATTTAATGTAAACTTCCTCTGGTAATGGATTTCCATTAGACATCAATAAACGTCCAGTACCAATACCTTCTACAGAAGATCCTGGAGTGTAAACTAGTCTCTCATCAGCATTAAAGAAGTTGTTAGGGAAATTAAATGTTCCTGTACCAGGAGTGAAGAAATCAGTATCAGAAGGATCAAAATATCTTGCGAAAATTGGCAACCCATCATGCTTTAATACAAAATTTCTATTATCAGATCTACTACCATTTAATCCATCATACTGTAAAAGTGATAGTTGATCTATTGCAGGACCATATGTGTGGTCAGGAGGAATATTAATTAAATCAAATCCAGAATTAATAACTTCACTATAAGTTTGTACTTGTATTTCGCCAGATGCATCTGGATGGAATACCAATTCAAAATCATTTCCATTTAATTGAGCAGTAAATGTTCCAAGACCAATATTTCCAGAAGTGCTACCAATGGATATAAATGGATACTGCATATAGAGTGCATCAGTAGTATCATGTGCCATTATCACTTGATGAATAGCACTTGTATTTCCTATAGAGACCCTTATTATATTACTTGCACTAGAAACTGTATTTTTATCAAATTCAAGAATTGTTGCAGCAGCAGAAACTCTATTATATGAAGATTGTACCCTTAATGACCTTTCAGACCCTGCTGGTTGAGCAGATGTATTAAATCTATATGTTCCTATACCTGCTGTAGTTGTTCCAATTCCTACAATTTTAGATTTAACTGAAACTGAATTAGCAGTGATATCATTTTCAAATTTTAATGATAAAACACCAGAATCAATACTTGAGGTAAATGTACCTATAGCATCAGTGGTATTAGTTTCAAAATCATAACTTGAAATATATGAATTAGTTCCATCATGAGTTACATAAAGTTCAGTAATCTTATTTGTATTAGCAAAAGTGTCATTTACTTCTATAGATGCAAAATATGCATCTATTTCGCCAATATTAGCAGATGCCATAACAGAAGTAGTTGGTCCTAATGCAGTACCTGCACTAACCTCTTCACTAAATCCTTCTAAACTAATAAAACCAAAACTAGTTGTTCCTATTCCAGTTCCAACAATAGAAGTCTCATATACCTTTATATTAAGATCAGTAGAGTAAATATCCGTTGGTTCAAATTTTAAAGAATAAAGATCGTTATAATCTCTGTCTCCAATAATATTTACAAGACCCGTTTTATTATCAACAACTTGATTTCCAAATAAAGATCCTTTTTGAATTGTGTAAACATTCTTATTTGTAAAGTCTACAGTGGTAAGTACTTCTGTAAGTTGAATACTATCCTTTGTGCGACCTCCTGCAATAGATGTAGGCACGGTTGCTTGTACTAAAAATCTACCATAAGTATTTGTAAGTTCTAATTTACCATCAGTTTTAATATTATTACTTGCATTAGAAAACTGCGTATTAATATTGTCAATTGTTAGAGCATTATTAGTCTCACATTTAAAGTAATTTACAAGTTCTCTAGTGCTAAATCTAATATATTTTGATCTTTCAGGATTTGTAAGAGTATCGATATCAGAAACAAGATCAAAATCTTTAATAGCATCAACTCTTTTATCTGATGTTAGATCACGTATTATTGATGTTGAATCAGCTGAAGTTGATAATCCAGAAGATGTAGTAGAAGTAATACCAGTATCAGCAAAATTCTTAAGTCCTGAAGTATGAAGTAATCTGTTAACTGGACTTACTAATGCTTGATATTCAATTGGACTTTGAATAGTGTATGATAAATTTTGATAATAATCATTATCTGGAATAACTTGGAAGTCATCATCCAATTTTCCAGTATTTGTAAACCAACCTTTAGTCTTTTTAGATGAATAGTCAACTTTAAATTCCCCTTTGTTTGGGTATAAAGTATTAATAGTAGCTATAGATCCAGTATAAGTTCCTTTAATTTTTTCATTTACCTTAAGATCATATTTACCAATTACCTTAATATAATCATTAGAAATTTTATCTAATTTAAGACCAACATCTTGATATTCATTATTAGCATCTAATACAAATATAGTTTCACCTTCAATAAATGGTGCTGCCTCTTGAGTAAGTGTAAATACAGGAAATTTCTTCTTATTAACAATAGAAGCAAAAGTTTGATTTGTTTTAGCAAGACCTGGATTATTTGCAATATCTTTTATATTAAATTCAAATTGATAAGGATTAAGACCCAATGCTGATGGTCTGCTTATATAAGTGTTAGTTACAGTAAAGAATCTATATCCATTATTTGCAGAGTTAAAAGTAGTTCCATATTCATTTTCAAATCCTTCTACAAAAATTTCATCACCTATTTTAAATGGATCTGTTGTAAATCCAACGATTGGAGTTCCTAAAGTAACTGTTACAATTCCACTTTGAGTATTTGTAACTATAGTATCACCAATTGCTACGGAAGTAACAGAAACACCATTGGTATTATCAACAGTTAATATTTCAGGAACATTTAATCCTTTTGGTGCAGATATAATATCAACACTTTCAATTGCTTGTGTTGATGGACTTACATTTGGTTGTAAGTATCCTGTAGTATTAACTTCTCTAGTAAGTTTATCAATTATGACTAATGTAGGATTAGCAACAAATCCTTGGCCACCACTAACAACATCTAAAGTCTTAAGTACGCCATAATCTCTTAAAGAAATTACTGGAGATAATCTTGCTATGGGCAATAAAGTTTTATCTGAAGCATACTCAAAACCAATGTTATTAATCTTAACATCTTTTATTTGATTAGAAGTAGATGATCTAGGTAATACCTCACCATTTGCTCCTTGAGTAGAAGCAATACTTACAAATTTTGGCATTTGTTTGTATCCTACTCCAGCAAAATCTATCTTGATTTCACTTAAAGGTCCTCTTGCTGTTGGTGAATTTGTAGAATATTTAAAAGTATCTGTAGTTGAAGAATCATAGCGAAGAGATTCTGGTTTTTTATCTAATTGAATAGTAAAGGTAGTGGTTCCAATACCAGCAACTGCATATGAACCTTCATAATCACTATTAACATAAGTAACCCTAGATCCATTTTTAACATCAATATCAGATGTACTAATAAATCCAGATTTTTCTAGATTGTAGAATAAGTTAAATGGATTGTCTTTATTATATTTCAATGTAACAGTCGCTGTTACTCCACTACCTACAGTACCATCCCTAGCAATACTAATTACATTTGAACTTCCTATAGATACAAATTTATTAACAAAATCATGATCATGATATAAATTAAAGTCATATCCAGATAAAGATGTGTCTGAAACATCAAATACTAGATTATTATCTCTTACGACAGGAATTGGTGGATTTATTAAAGACAATTCCTGTGCAGTACCACCAACAGATACTAAAGACTTAACTTGTGGTGGATAACTTATAGCATCATAATAGGTGTCTGCTAATTGAATCTTATTATCATCAATTCTATAAACAAAATATGATGAAGAAACAGTTAGTCCCTCAATTGCTGAAAAATCAGTAACACCAATACCAGTATTATAAAATACCTTACTACCAGTTTCAAAATGATGAGAATTTATAGTTAAAATATCTGTAGATGTATTAACACCAGAAGATGTAAACAATACAGGATTAACCAATAACTTTTCAGTTAATGCATTATATTTTAAGGTAATTCCTGCTGAAGTACCAATACCAACTGATTGATCAGGTTTTAATGATAATGTAATAACATCATTACCTAAAAGATTATGATTTGTTGAAACTGAAACTGTTGTATCTATTTTTTCAACGGTTCCAGTTACTTGAGTAAAATTAGATTTGAAAATATATTCAAAACTATCAGTAGTAGCACTTAAGAAGAATAGTCCACCTGCGAGTGTTCCAGTTGTAGATCTTAAATCTGAAAGTTGAGTTGTTATTCCAATATAATCTTCGGATTTATTAATAGCATAAAGATTTTGACTAGTTCCAGAAATTGGTATACTATATCCAGAAACAACAGTTCCATTTGTTGAAACTCCAATATTACCACCACTAGATGCTTTTGTAAGAGTTATTAATTGACCAGTCTTAAATGGATGCTTTGGTAAGTAAATGCTTTGAGTCGGAACAGAGACTTGACTAGCAGTTTCTCCTACAGAAACATATACTGACGTAGATACTCCAGCAACTCCTCCTAAACCAAAAGACTGCTTGGGATTGAAGTAAACAATATCATCTAACTTAGAATCAAAGTAAGTAGTTTTTACTGGTAATGTAATTGATCTTGGTATTGTGGTAACTTCAGTAGAAAGTGTATGAGCAATTCCAGTAATACCTCTCTTAACTCTTAAAATATTTCTATCTTCAAACTTATTAAGAACAGATAATGTTTCTGTACCTATACCAATAGTACTACCAACAGAAATTAAATCTGAAGTTCTACCAACGTAAATATCAGTTATAATTCCTGCTGTTCCATTTAAAGCAACTTCTTTATAAAGAATTGTATTTTCTGTAGTAATACCTAATACATGATTTCCTGCAAGATTTTGAATAGCAGTTGATAATCCAGAAACTATAATAGGAGTATTAAGTGCTAATTCATGAGGTTCTGTAAAGTATGCAGATATTGTATTAGAATCTTTCCATGTAAATTGAACACCAGTAAATGAAGTGTATGTAGTTTCAATAAGCGATAACTCTGGACTATCTACAGATTTAACAACAGCAGTTAAACCATTTCCATTAGTTCCTGTATCATCAAAAACTAAACTATCACCAGCTTTGTAATTATCTCCAACTTTTATAATATCAAGAGATTCTACATCTCCCTGAGAAACTGCTTCTACAACTGAAGATTGTGTAACAATATCGTCCGATTGTACAAAATATGTGGATGAGAATTTATCAGATGATTTATATGGGAAAGTATTTCTAACTAAATCCGAAGAATTAAAATCAAATGATTGTGTAATTTCATCTTCTGCATCTAAAACTACAGGAAGTGACCTATAAGTATGTCCAATAAAATATGGGAAAACTGGTTCTAACTTTCCATTAGAAGCAGTATTAACACCCACAAAATAAGCATATACTCCATCAGGGTATTGTGGTGTTATGCAATATCTACCATTATGCTCATCTAAATCACCAGAAGCATCATAAGAATAGTCCTCTGCAAAAGTTCCTTCTGCAAAAGTCAATAGTGCTGGTCTATCTTCAACTTTAGAAGAATCTAAACTATAACTTGGTTTTAAAAGAGTAACATCAGAATTATCAAAAGCATCAGTATATCCATAAGGACCATATATTGGATTACCATCATAAGCCCACCCTATAATAGGCGAGTGACTGCCTGTAAGATCTCCAAAGTATTCTTTACCTATATCAGTAGAATAACCTACTACAGAGTATCTAAGACCATGTACAGACTGTGTTATAACCTCATCAGTATATCTTGCAGTATATGGTCTTGTTGATTGTATACCACATAATGATAATTTTCTAATATCTGTGTCAAATATAGCATTCTTTCCTGCAGGAATAACTTTTATAGAAGTTTTATCCGTACTAAATCCTGCTCCCCCATTAAGTATTACAGTATCAACTATTCTTAAGTAAGTATCCGATCCTACATTTCTATCAATAATAGGTCTTATCTTAGCACTAAATCCATCACCCTCTACAGATAAAACTGGAGTAGAATAATATTCATTTCCACCAGAATCAATTCTAACTTTTACAACTTTTCCATTTTCAATAATAGGAACTAAAGCTGGAGTGATATCCTTATCACTTCTACCAAGACCATTCTTTAATAGTATTTCTGGTCTATTGTGATAGTTTATGAGAGTAGAAGAACCGTATGATGTTCCCTTTTCATAAAGGAAAGCATCTATTATTTTTCCATCAATAACAGGAGTTAATTTAACAGTCTCAGTTGTTATGCCAGTAGAATATATAACTTCTGCAGTAATTGTAATATCTGGATAGTTAAATGTCTGATATCCAGATCCCTTAGTCGTAAATTTCGTATAATTATTTTGATCAAAGTTAGTTGTTACAGTTCCACCTACTCCAGCATTTGCAATTCTAAATGAATTATCATTTAACTTAATTACCTTATATTCAATTGAAGTAGATAGTCCTGTAATATCAGTAGTTGTTCCACCAGAATAAACTATAGATTCTCCATTCTTAAATCCATGATTTTCAAAAGTAATTGTATCAGTATAAGTGGAAATACCAGTAGACTTAACATAAATTTTTCTGTTTGCATATTCATCACCTGGATCTACTACAGCAATAGAATTTAAAGTATTTTTAGCATTTTTAAGTGTAAACTTATGAGTTCCTGTTTTTGCTACATTAGTAAATCCTATTGTATTAATTCCAGCATTATAATCGGATTCATCTTTAAAAAGATAAACGCTACTTATACCAAGAACTTGAGGATAGTATACAGAACCATCTTCTAATGTTT